GTAGACGATCCAAGATTTATCGTGCGGGTGTTGCTGTTGCTGGAGGATAGTTGAGTTGCGGTGACGGCATTATTGTTGGTAGTGAATGTGCCAGCCGTTAAAGTAATCGCCCCAGAACAGGTTAACGTACCACCAAGACTCAATGTCGCAGCAGCAGCATTGATCGTTACCGAAATTACCGATGCGTTGTAATTGGTTGTAATAGTCGGAGAGCCGGAGTTTCCGTCAATCGTTACATCATCAGACGCACCCGGAACACTTGCGCCACCGGCCCCGCCAGACGTGGCAGACCAGTTAGTTGTGTTTGTTGTGCTCCAAGTGCCAGAGCCGCCAACCCAAAAACGTGCGGCCATGGCTAAGCCTTTACATACTTAACGCCGTCGATCTCAATAAACTCTGGCTCAGGCTCAGGAACAGGAGGCGCAGTCACAACAGCAATCCAGTTGTCGCGGCGCTGCTCTTTCATGGTTTGAATCTCTGCTTCCGTAAACGTGTGATCGTCCGGAAGGTGCAGAGCGTCAGCAAATTTGCCATGAGGAGTTTCAAATTCAAAGTCAATCTTCATGGCAAATCACCTTATGCAATACGAATGATGGCGTTAGACGCATCCGCAGTCGGGAACTGGACAACAAAGTCACCACTGGTCGAGGTCTTGTCAGACCCAAAGTCCAATACAGCGATGGCTCGATTAGACTTGCTGCTGTTGTAAATTAACGCGCCACGCGCAGTAATAGATGCACTCGACCACGTAGAGTCTGAAAAGTCTACAAACGCAGTCGTACCACTAGAGCTAATCGTGGCCCCCGCGAGCGTGTTTCCACCCGTGGTGTATCCAGACCCACTGGCGACCTCGTTCGTGCTGCTGTAGGTCGTCGTAGTGGCATCCAGCGTAGCCGATGAAGTGTACAGAGCGATCTTGAGAGTGTCTGTATCCAGATCGTGAGTGCCACCAAGAAGTTCAGTTTTGAAGCTGGTGCACATTGCTTGGGTGATAGGCATTTCTTACCTCTTTGCGAGAGTCATTACCATAGGATTACCGCTGTACTCTCCACCGTCATCCGACTTGGTAAGATCATCCAGCGCCCGAGAATACAACCCAGCCCATACCGCAAGCCTTGCGTCATTCATCAGGTAAGGCTCGGCTTCCGACAGAGATCCATACAACAGCAGATCAGGGCAGGTTGTCATGAATGCATTCGTACTGGTGCTGTCACTCAAAAATGTTGGCGCAGCATAGTACAGCATATAAACCGTGTAATTCGTATCTGGGACCGGAGCCAACTGGATCTCGTCCGACAAAATCGTGTAGTTATTTGGCTTGCCTGATTCCTGAGTCCTGGCGTTTCTGGTAAACGTAGACGGGGACAGATAGTTCAGCGGCTGCTCTGGATTGGTATCCAGGTAGAGATTACGCATCTCGATGAAGTCAGTCGGCAACCCAACAGTGCTATCACCACCGGTTGCAGACGTATAGGCTAGTTTCAACATCTGCCGAATACGCAGATTGCGACGAAGCCTAACCTCTGCCAGCCGGATAAAGTCAGGAATCTGGCTAGTGAGATCGCTTCTTGCGAGATAGCTTGCGATCGTGCTTTTGAGATCGCTGTACGTTGCTAGGGCCATTTATGTCATCCCAGCCATAAGTTTTAACCCCGATATGCCCAATGTGCATAGACAAATCGTGGTCAACAAACACAGGAACATCATTCTCAAGACACCTGACGCAGAACGTCACATCCTCGCCAATGACATTTCCATGATCCGTCCAGATAATGTCATGCCAAGGTTTCGGTATCTTTTTGAATACTTCCGACCTCACAAGTGTAACACCGAACCCCACAGCGGTCACTTGTTCGATCCCAGACTTGCCCCGGCTCTCAATCTTCGTCCAGACCTGTTTAACGGCCCCAGGATCGCTTTTGTCGATCTTTAGGTTCATTGCCGTTGGCATAATCGGTTCGCGCCTTGTAGTGGCGTTTACGCCGATTAGCGGGACATCCCTTGCAAGCAGTATCTCAACAGTGTTTGCCGGAAACCGCATATCGCTGTCAATCCATAAGACAGCGTCTGCACCCCATTCCATAGCCTCGTCAGCAAGTTTTTCTCTCTGAGTGAAAATTAGTGTTCCTGGCATCTGCAAAAGCTGGATCTCATTCCTTCCACGCTTTGCCTCATACGCACAGAGTCGAGCCAGATCAAAAGCAAACCCCGCCAGCACATTGTCCCGGCAGGGCACACAGATCGCAATCTTCATCCTACCCCCTTAGACGCTACCAGGGTACGTTCTCCACACCCTGTTGTCAGGATCATTCAGCCACTGTTTGAACGCTCTTTCATCCTGTACCGCAAACCCACGCATGATTTTTTTCTTATTCAGATCGTCAATCACCGTAAAAGGTAATCGAGCGACATGAGTCATGACGTTATCGATCTTTCGGGTTGCGTTGTCAACGTGGATTTTGTTCGCTTCGATAATGTGAGAAACGTCCTGCTTAGTTTCCAGGACGACAACATCATCCAGCTTATGCGCTATCGTGTAGCGCCCCTCACCAACCGAAAATAGTTCTGACATATTAGGGGAGGGAGGCAGGTTTCCCCACCTCCCTCTTTACTTACAGAGCCGGGTTCAGGTCAGCCACGATTCCATGAGCCGCCTCATTCCGCATTTCCAGCGTGAACTCAGCAATAAGCTGGGTCTTCTCGCTGTCACCGGTACGAGCCAGATCATTCGTCGCAAACGGACGCAGATATGCAACCGCTGCATACTCAGGATCAAGCAGCAGTGCGTCACGGGTACGCATGAACCGATCCGGAGTTACAGCCAGAGTGCCGAAATCGCTCATATACACATCCGCAGCGCCGATAATGGTCGTCGGCTGATCGCCGGGAGCCATGTAACGCTGAGCCGCGATACCAGCAAAGCTGGAAACCTTCTGCTTCAGACCGCTGTTAACAACCAGCAGCTTCGGATTTCCACCCGAAACAAACACCTCAGCAACTACATCCTTCAGCAACTGCTCGGTAAAGGTACGGGTAGCACCATCCGAACGGGTCGAAACACCAATCGTCGTGGGATCAGTGCCAGACGTGCCAGCGGAAGAGTTCGTTTTCAGGTACGACAGGATCGCGCCGAGTTTCCGAGCGGTCGTGGAGTTACCAGCAGTCTGACCCTGGTTAGCAGTCAGGATGGTTTCCATGTCGCGCTTGAGTTCTTGCGACGCTTTGCTCAACTGATACGCCTTCTCAGACTTCCGGCCAGCCTTGTTAACAGCCTCAAGGGTGTTAGAAATCTGGATCGTCTTTTGAACGATCTGGCAGTAGTTACCAAGACGGGTCGTCGGGCTGATCGTGGTAGCCGTAGCATCGGCACCTTCAACCGCAGCGTTAGCACTCGTCGCAGCAGCCAGCGAGTCAGTCTGCCACTCGTGATAAACAGCAGTCGCCTTGGTGCGAGCAAGGGTCGAAAGAATCGGGGTTTCGGTCGGGCTGATGTCATAGATGACATCGATAAGATCCTCGCGCTGACCAATCGCGCTATGTGCGGTAAAAGTTGACATTTGAGTTAATCCTACAAGAATCGTTCAAAAATAGCCGCAGCGTCTTTGGCTTTGCCTGACTGCCGCAGCACCTTTCGCTGTGTTTGATATTGTTTCTGCTCAGGTGGCGCACTATTAGCAGCACCCGGCCTCAACATTTTCGGTGCCTCTGTAACCTTTTTGGTTACTTCAGGCTTCCCTTTGACAAGTTTGTCGTATTGGGAAGCCTTCCAAAGCGTCAACACAGCCCTGCTGTCGTATACCTGCGCTAGATCATCATCCGTGAAACCAACTTGTTTCGCATAGTCCCGGATCTCTGTGCGAACAACATTGCCTTTCTGTGGATCTGCGAATTCTGGAATCGCTTGAGCTAGTTTCTGCTGCTCTTCAGCCACCAATTGCTGCAACCTCTGCTGATGCTCGGTTTGTTGCTGTAACGCAAGACGTTGCTTCTCAGCTTGAATCGCATACAACTGTTGCTGACGCTGCTGCTGCTCAGCGACCTTCACCGCATAACCAATCGGATCAGATTCCTTCAGCGCATTCAAATCTTCCTGCGGTTCCTGTTGTTTCAGCACCTGCTCAATCATCTCTAAGCGCTGGGCATACTGGTCACGCAGGGTTTTGGCTTGGTCAACAGCAGCTTTTTCAGCTTCAATCGCCTTACGCTGCTCTGCCAAAGCCTGAGTTTTCTGAGTGTAATCTTTGCCTTGCTGATAGCCTTTAATCAGGTCATCGAGAGTAACCTCAACTTCCTCACCAGCCGCTTTTACACGGTAGCGTGGAGTTTCCTCGACTTCCTGCTCTACAGCTTCAGTCTGCTCAATCTGTTCTTCCTGGGCTTCAGGAGTCGGCTGTTCGCCTTCCTCACCACCCATTAGTCCCATGATTGCCGCAGCGCCAGTATTTACATCCAGCGGAACACTTCCATTCGGATTGGTGTCCATTCAAACCCCTATAAAATCTTCCATCGTTTAGACCTAATCTCAGTCGTTTCGGCTATCGCTTGGAAATGACTATAGATTTGATCTATTGCGCGGATCATTTTATAGGCTGCTTCGCGTTTGTCAATTTCGTCATCGTTGGATGACGTAATTACATCTAAATGTATCTGCCGGACGTAATTTAATTCATTCCGAAATGAATCATCCAGCAATAGATTCCTTGCCCTCTCTGGCGTCATTCTCATCCGGGAATCTCAACATTTCGAGTAATACCAGCGCCAATCTTGGCAGCTTTCAATTGCGCCTCAACCTCAAACTCCTGCTGTTTCAATTGCAACTCAGCAGCAGCCTTTTCCCTGGCAAGTTGAATATCAGCCTGAGCCTTTAGTCTTTGAGTTTCAATCGCAGCCATTGCTTTCTGCTGCTCGATTTGAATCTGCGCTTGAGCCTGGGCCATCATCGCATCCAACGCCGGATTAGGCTGTGGTTGCTCTGGAGGAGGATTAGAAAGCGCCTGATCCTGTTCTGGCGTGATTTCCTTGAAGAACTCAGTAGAGTCCTTGAACCCTGCCGCCTCAATAAACCGTCCCAGGGTCAACCGATACTGACCAAGACTTACTAACGGATTAGCAGGCCCGAGCGTCTGGAGAATCTGCTCCTGCTTTGCCAGAACCATCTGGAGCATTGCCATCTGTTCTTGCTTCGTACCAGTCCCAAGACCGACGGAGATCGATAGGTCGTACTGATTTGACCATTCTCTTGGGTCCATCTCGACGAACTTACCGCGCATCCGAATAATG